CTCGAAACTGCGCCAAGATTTCCTGCGCAAACACGGGTTCGGATAGTTCCTTCCGTGCCTCTTCCATTTCGGCCTCGGTGAATAGCGGGTTGCATGCGGATGGGGCTTGAAACCCTGCCCAATTGGAATCCGTTTTTGACCGCTCAAATAGGTCATAGAACATGTCGAACCCGCGTGGCGTGGACACGAACGACGCCCACCCGCCCGTGGTTGCAAGCATGGGCCGAATCACCTGGGGCCATAGTTCTGGGTCCTGATCCCGCACCTCATCAATCACGGCACCATGCAGGGTTTCCCCCCGCAGGTTGTGGAGTGATTCACCCGAGACAAACCGGATTTGGGAATTGTTGATGAGTTTGACCCGGAGTTCCGTTTGGTTTTTTTTCTGGAATACCTCGGGGCAAGCGTACAGCATGCCGACCAATCGGCGGTATTGAACGGTGGATTGATTGAATGTGGGTGAAACAAACCAATATGTGGTATTGGGTTTTTCCCATGCGCGCCGGCATAGTTCGTTCAAGGCCATTGTGGATTTGCCCGCTTGCCGGCCAAGTGCTGCAACTTTGAACCGCGCATTGGAATTGTGAAACTCCAATTGCTTTGCGTGCGGCTTGTATAGTTTCAACCGTGCGCGGATTGTCTTTTTCTCACTCATCGGCTTTTTGAGGGCTTGGGGTTTCGGTGGTGCCGCCCCATTCCGCCGTGTAAACCATTTCGGTCACCTCGGCTTTCACCTCTTGTTTTTGCTCAACCTTGTCAGTCATGCCAAGTTCGTTTTTGGATAGCCAAATTAAAAGGGCAACATTGCCATTCAGTGCCATTTCCCACATTTTCCGGCGCAAACTCATTTTGCCCTCGGCACGGCCCTCTTTTATTTGCGCCGCAAAACGGCGTTGCAACGTGTCCACCGAAACACCCAAAACTGATGACATTTCTTCCTGATTGCAATGAATGACGGCAAGTTTCCGCAATAGGGTTTCGTCTATGACTTTACGAGGTCGCGCCATGTTGCGCCTCGTTTATGAATTGGAGCGTCACGGTCGGACTCACACCGCCCTCTTCTGGGTGGACCCCAGACACATCGGTTCCTATGCTTGTGACGCGCTTTGGATATGGTTGTTTAAGATGATTTACTTGCCGATGCATTTTATCGTCAAGCGGCATTAAATATCTATGCTTGCCTGGTTTCAAAACCCAATTCAGTAGTTTTTTTTGGTTTAGACTCATTTCTGAAATTGTTCTAGGATGAATTTCTTTCCCGTTCAAAACTCCAAATTTAGCATCATTTGATTTGCCGGTGTAAATCCAATTTGTAGCTTGGTAAATTCCGCCGTGATGATTTTGACTTGGGTCGGCAAAAGAAATAATCAATCGCATTCCAGGAGTTCGTTTTTTAAAAAATTTAATCGCGATTGATAGTATTTTTGAAACGGGAGTTTCATGATTTCTCAAAGCTATTCTCGTCAATTCGCAACATTCCATTTGGGTCAAGTTATAAGGTTTGCACAAATTTGGAGTTGCACCGCGAGAAAACAAAACAACTCCAACAAATTTTTCATGTTCCCAAACTCCAATTTTCACCAATGCGCCTGCGGGTAAACATTTAGAATAGTGCCAATTTTCACAAGCAAATTTTGCTGATTCATGAGTAGCCCAATCAATTTTTAGGTTTGTTTTCGTTTGCATCAAAACATTCCCCGCAGTTTGGACATTGCACGACCAAAGGTTTTTTTTCGTCTAGTTTTCCTTGTTGATCTTCTGTTCCGGCTTCAAATTCTGGAACAATTGAAAATTGTTTAATGCCGAGTAGGTCGAGATCAAAATCCGGCCCAAGGTCGGCAATGTCAGAATTGATTCCGGACAGGTCAAGTTCTGACCACGACGCAATTGCGTTGTCGGATTGAATGTCCGCATATTCTTGAGCGTCGTCAGTGTATTCTTGAAAATTAACCGGCACCGTTTTCCATTTTAAATGCCTAGCCGCTTCCAATCTTCCATGGCCCGAAGTGATGAAACCGGAACGCTTAGAAACTTTTATTGGATACCGCCAACCTTGGTATTCAAGAATTTTTGCAAGCCGTTCGATTTGTTCTTTTGGGTGTTTGTTTCGATTATGTGGGTGTGGTTTTAAATCCTTCAAATTCACCAATTCGTCATATTTGCAATGAATGATCATGCTTCACCTTCCGGGTGAAAGGTTGGTGCGAATGCGTCGGGTTCAAAAAAAGCATTGTCGAGCATTTCGTTTGCCCGGGACCGGAGTGAGTTTAAGTTTTTCGCCTGGGTTGGGGAGTTCAATGCACTTGAGGCCCCAAGGCAGGTGGAAGGAAAGTCATTTGCAATGATGTGGGATGGATGGGTTTTGGATTGCCCGCTTGCCCTGCGTGGAACTCGAATCCCCAGCCGTTCGCATTGCTGCACGATTTTATTTACAAACCCAACCGAGCACTTGATGAGGTCCGCCGCTTGGCGTTGATTTCCGCGGGTGATGGATAGCGCAAGGATGACATGCTCCCGTTGCACTTGGTCCAATGTTTTTAGAGTGAAACTAGATTCATCAAACTTGATGCGATGCCTTGGCCGTTCAATTCCCATGTTTCACATTTTGGGATGAATGGCCCCGCTATGTCACCCCTTATTTTAAGTTAGTCGGTCTTATCCAAATCAAAGTTTCACAATAAGGTATTCGACCTTGTAATTGGCGTGGTCGGTAGTTTGTTGGGTGGAAAAGCTGAACCCTGTCGTGGTCTTTGCTGTAATCGTCGGCGTTAAATGTCGCACTGTTGCATCAACCACGTTTGATATGGTGAGTTGAAGCATGTAATTAGTTGTCCCGATGGAAAGGCCACTGACTGAAAAAGTGTTTGCAGAATTTGCCATTGCTGCCTGGCCCGCAATGATCTGCCCAGATATGAGCGGGTTGAGTCCAATCCATGCGCCTGCGCCTAAGCCTACGCCGCTCATTGGTTGGCCCCTTCCGTGATGTAAAGTTTGCCGGATACGGTGTTGCGAATCACTGCCAGTTTTTCGGTTGAGGAAATTTGGAAGTATTCAACAATCCCACCCGGAAGAAACAAACTTGAAGCACCCTCGGCCACGGCGGTTGGGTTTGCGCCAAACGACACCCACACATCCACGGTTGAGAAAAGGCGCACAATGGACACGCCGGGTTGTGGGAGTGCAGATTGCACACTTGCCGCGCCAACCGTTAGCACCTGCGAAACCCCAGGGGAAACGCATTGAAACATTTCTGGAACTAATCCCATTCCTTGTGCGCCGATACTCATGAGGTTTCATCCCTTTTTGTTGCCTCGACATAGTTTAAGCGATTGCGTAGCCACGCCGCCGCTTCCCCAATGCCTAGGTGGTTGACATAGATTTCTTTTTTGTAGGTGTTGCCGGCCCTTTGGATGACCGCAAAAACCTTGAGGGTACTTTTACCCATGCAAACATTCATAATCACATCATCGGCCGGGATTTGCGCAATCCATCGGCGGCTTAAGTCTTGGGTTCCCGCCACGGTTTGGGTTGTTGATGGGTTCCATGTCCCATCACCTAGAATTTCAGTGACAGTGAATTGCACACCCGCCGCAACAATCGGTCGCCCTGGGATACGTTCAAGATAGGCAATCAAGTTGATTTGATTCCCAGTCTGCGAGTATTGCGCGGCCAATTGAATGGAGATTGGCTTTACCTCGCTTGAAAGCCTTGTGCAAATAACGGTCTGAGGCGCTACAGCCAACGGCAAATTAAAGGCAAGGTTTACCTCTTGCCAGTAATTCGTCGAAGTTAGCATTTGAGCGCGTCTCAGTGCCATGTTTACTCCGCGATGCTCAGTCCTACACAACCAGATCGTGTGGCGCCGTGCGCATTGATTTCTATTTGCACGGTATAGTGAGTTAACGACGTTAACACTGAAGCACTAACCGGAGCCATTTTGTAAAACCCGTTTACATCTGCGACAAGCCCGGATTGAGCGATTCCAATAAGTGCTCCGTTAACGTCCCGGATGGAAAATGAGGCAGTCCCAAGGTCATCAGTGACTTGGCCCGTATTGTTAATGACCCAGAATGTCCCCTGTAGTTGATTAATTGGGCTAATCGAGAATACGGCTCGCGTCTCATACTGCGGCAACACGGGTTGCTGAGTGACTGGAAGCGTGTAGGTGATTGGCACCCCGTCCACTGCAATAGTCACTTTTGCCGCATAAAAGTTGTGCTCGAAATCTAAAATCGAGGGGATCGGTGTGATTTCAAAAAACCCATTGGCATCTGGAATAATCCCACTCTGAGTAAACCCTGGGACGGCGTTTCCATTGTTGTCGTACACGATGAAAGAGGCGGTCCCAAGTCTTAGCGGATTAGTAATCGTCCCCAATGAGTCGGCGACCCAAAAGCTCCCGATAAAATCATTCGTATCGTCAACCGCAAACATGCCACTAATGGTCGCGATATTCGCACCCGTAATTCCAGGGCTAACCAATGAGAGAGATACTAGGTTTGAATCTCTATTCCCCACCGCATCGACTGCCCGAACGCCGACAAAGTAAGTTGTGGCTGGAACTAGTAATGACCCGTCCGCGAGTGCGAATAGATCAGTGGTCAATGACTGCGTCACAAGCGCGACATTGATCAAATTGAAAAGCCCAGTCGCGGTTCCTGCTTGAATATAAATCTCATATCTAACCGGGGTTGAGGGATCTAGGCCCGCTGAATACTGAATCTGAAACTGGCCTAAAACCCCTAACCCTAAAAATGAAATCCCACCAAATACGGGCGGAATCAAATCGACAATGCACGCCTGACTTGACTCCTGTTTGACGTTCCCAGTGACAAGTTGGTTCCCCCAAATTGTAGCAAGGGACGTGCTTTGTACGACTGATCCGCTTTGTATTAGTTGGTTCATTTTGTTTCCTTATGCGTCTCTCAAGCTTGGTCGGATATCCACTCCTGGAGGTGAAGTGAACGTATACCGGATCAATGTTCCAACCGTGTTTGGAATGGTTCCCAATGCCAACCAAGTGGTCCCGCCATCGGTTGAATACTGGAACTTGGTCGGCGCTGCCGTGATGCTTTCAGACACAAGCATATTGTTTGAAAGGTCAAACGCCCGGAAAGTAAGCGCGCTCGGCACCGCCACAGCATAGGTCTCTCGAAGCCTGAAACCGCAACGGGTCGGGCTTCCAACGCTTGAGTCGTCGTAAGAGTATTCCCAGAAATCCGACATTTCTTCGAGCGAATCATATCCAACCGCAAAGGATGAAATCTGAATCGGTGTCGATTTTCCGATGCACTGAACCGCGACGCCAAGCTTGAATTGAATCTGAGAAACTGACCCGATGGCTTGAACCTCGTCGGGGTTAATCATTACCCATCCGCCCGAGATGCTTCCGAACCCTGAAGTCCGGTAGAATACTACAAGTTGAGAGCCTGGGTCTCTGTTTTCAACCGTTGCTTTCAATCGCTTGATTGTGGTCGTCGGTACGAAATCTAAAACTTTCGTAACGATATAAGAAGTTGTGCACGCGATATCAGATTTTAAATCCATCGCGATAACGCCACGCTGCCCGGGAGTAACCCCTGACGGTACAACAAAGAGCCAACCAAACTGATTTCCAAATCCGATCGGTGCGGCTTGCAGCTCTAGCTCAACCC